CAATCACATCATACACTGATGGTAGTTTGTATAATGATGCATAGTGTACTACTAATCTTGGTTCTTGTTGTGAGTAATCAAAGACTCCCCACTTACAACCTTCTTCAGGAATAAATAATGACCTAATCTTAGGTCCCAGATCCTTGTTCCGTGCAGGAATTTGCTGGAGGTTAGGATTCTGATAAGAAAATCTTCCAGTTACTGTTCCTCCTCCTGCATTTCTTAATTGGTTTATCTCTGCATGTATTCTACCTTTATGTTCATATCTTAAAATAGAATCCAGAAAAGTTGTGTGAGCTTTATTAATCTCTCTTGCTTTAGCAATCATATTAACCACAGGATGTTTATGTTCCTGTAAAAAATTTTTAGTAAATGATGGTGCTTCTGTTTTTTCTGTACGTGGGTACTCTAATCTTAATACATCAAATACATTAGCAATACTTCTTGCTGCCCAGATCTGTGTATCAATATTAGTCTCTCCTTTTATCTTATGTAATAAATCTTGTTCGGCTTTTTTAAATTCTGTTTTCATTGCATGTGCTCTTTCAATATCAACACGAACACCTTTAAATCTCATGTCGACTAGGCACGGAAACAAGTCAGACTCTAAGTCAAATATGTCTTCTAAATCCTGACTAATAATCTCTTTCTTCATTTCTTGCCACAACCCAAAGGTTACTTCAGCATCTCTTTCCGCATAAGATCCAACATGCATAGCTGGAAGCTTGTACATTTCTGCTTTAGGATCAATGCCCCATTCTTCGGCAGCTTCTGCTAGTGCAGCTTCGTTCTTACCATAACCCAGGTAATGCCATGATAAACTATTGAGATCATAACGAAATCTATTCTCATCAGTTATTGCTGATGCAATCATAGTACATGCTATATCGCCATTAATCTTAAAGCCCATAGCTCTTAACCAACAGACATCGTAAATAGCATTGTGAAAAATTTTTGTTGAAGGTGCTTCTAGTATATCCTTTAACCAAGATAAAACTCTTGATCTATCCATGTTACCACCACCTTCATGAGCGATTGGAAAATACCCTTTGTAATGTTTTGTTGCAACTGCAATACCAATTACTTCTCCATTACCAATAACAGAACCAGATCCTTTTTTAATTAGATCAGGATCTTTTGTTTCTAAATCTATGGCAATCTCTTCTACCTGACGTAAGTCTGGAAATTCTGTAGGCTTAACCCATTCTGTCTGTGCTTCGAACTTAGGAATCTTCATTTTGTTATGATCCCCCATGAGTTATCTTTATCTTCTGGTTTATCTTCTTTTGGAATTTCTTTTTCAGGATAATCTCTTTCAAGTATCATTTCTAAAAAGTGTATAGCCTTCAATATATCTTCCTTTTTTCCTTTCAGTCTGTGACGACAGATGTATTTTATAGCGCAGCCTTCCGGAAAAAGCAACTCATTTTCAACTACAAATTTACTTGGCTGAATTTTAAAATTTTGATAATGTGATCCTCCGTGTTGTTTATCCCAAACTTTCGATGTCATATCCTCTATCCTCTCTTTTAGCTGCCATTATATATAAGTTTTGTTTTGTACGTGTGACAGCCACATACCAAACTCTTTGTTCTTCATCGTGTTTATTATTGTTTTTTTCTACTGCTTCTCGAATTGTTTTTGTATTATCTAAAATCAATAAAACATTTGTAGCTTGTCCACCTTTAGCAGAATGAATTGTAGATAATTGTACTCTTGCATCTTTATGTAAGTTTTCTTCTTGTCTTAACATTTCTCTAACATACAAACATTCATCTGGATTTGTCTTAAAAACATCATACCATCGTTGAGTATTACTAAACCCAAATTCAGTTAAATCATAAAGTCTTTCTTCACTAAGGGTATGATACGATTGAGTACATTCAAAAATATCTTTTACTTCACTTAAAGATAATTTATCTCCTTTAGTCTGCCATCTTGTGTAGTTTAGAATGCTTCTAAATAAGGAAGCTGTAAAACTTTTACGTCCTTTAAATTGAAAATAAATCCCCATATCTTTTAAAATAGGTTTTAGTTTTTCTAATCTATCATTAGTTCGAGATAGTACGAGCCATTCTCCTTCATGTAAGGGAGCATCTTCAATTGAAGTTATATAATTAACTAAACCTTCTTCATTTCGTGCTTTCCAATTCTTTTTAACTCTTCTGTCATCTGGAATTCTGTCTAAAATTTTATCAGCTATGGTTTGTACACTCCTAGGAACTCTGTAAGATTGTGGCAAAACTATGTCTTTTTTGGCTTGTGTAGCTATAAATTTAAGCACATCTGCACCAGCCCAGCCATAAATAGCTTGATCATCATCACCAGCTAGTATAGTATATTTGGAATTTTCTCGCAAAATATCTACCATTTTCCACTGTATTGGAGATAAATCTTGAGCTTCATCAATAAACACTACGTCATATTTTGGACACAATTTGGCCACATTAAATTTTTCAATCATATCTGTAAAATCATAAAGCTTAAAAGAATTTTTATAGTTATTTAATTCTTGCTCTAAAATATATAATAAATTTTTTTCTAATTCATAAGAATACATTCCTGTGTTGTATTCATCTTCAATAGATATCTCTTTAATTCTAGCTGCATTTATCAAGTTAAAATATTCACTATTAGAATCTACAAATCCTGTATTCTCTTGGCCATTAGAATAGACAGTTACTTCAATACCTAGTTTTCTACCTATGTCTTCGTAATGTTCATCTTGCATAACCTGTGCTTTTTTCATTCCAAGTCTATTAAAAGCAAAAGAATGGAGAGTTCTAAAATTTTTTAAATCTTTCAGTTGTAAATGTTTATATGCATCTAACATTCTATTAGTAGCTTCGGTTGCTGCTTTAGTAGTAAAAGCAAAGTAACCAATCTTATCCAAAGGTGTCCCAAGTTTATAAAATGTTTTAACATAATTAATAAGTTTAGTTGTTTTCCCTGTTCCCGGAGGCCCGTATATTTTTCGACTAATCACATTATCTCCGTCTTATGTTTTATTTTAGTATGGTATATTGGTACTTCTTCAAATGATTTTATATTTATTTGAATTACATTTTTAGTAGAAGAATTATATTTACCAGATTCTTTAGATGGAAATCTTTTTTGGTCCAGGAATTGTATCTCACACTCCCTGTATGTAGTTTCCATTATTCGTCCTGTTTTTTCTTCTTTATATTTCCAATCTTTAGCTCTTAATCTATCATAAAACTTTTCAAATTTAAAAAATGCATACTCACCCTCTATTAATACTGATCCAGATTTAAATGCTGCATCGGTAGATGCTTTAGGTCCATTTATTTTTGCGTGTAATACATCATGTAATTTTTCTTTAGGTGAAGTCCCTATAGGTGGTTGTACAGCTTTCTGTGTTTTATATAATTCATCCATTACTGTTTGTTCTTCATCACCTTTAATAAGTGGTGGTAAAAATCCTGCTGCTTTTGCTATGGCATTTCTACGTTTACGTTGGTCATTTAAATGTTCGATTGATTTACAATGTACTGTTGCGGTTGCGATTCCATCTGGTTTAGTAACATCAAATTCATATTCAGGTTCTTCAAAAATTTCTATCTTTCTTAGGTTAGTCAGTATTGGATACGACCCTTTTGATCCGGCCAGTACCCCAAATCTTTTCTTGACACAGATACCTTTCTTACAGAAATCACTTAAAGGACTTTGAGTACAGGTATATCCTTTATCTGATCTCTTCCAGGATTTTAATTTTGCACTTAATATCTTATCATCCCACGCATTTGCATGTCGTTCTTCAAAAAATTTAACTGGAGCATTTTTAACTTTCTGTTCCCAACCATCTGGATATTTCATTTTAGCAAACACATGATAGTTATACATAAATCTATCTTTGCCATCAAAACCTTCTCTGTTAGATACTTTAGATATTTCAGCTAGACATGGTGGACCATCCATTAGGTCTCCATCAACTCCTTGATATATTTTTTGGTCTATATTTTCTGTAATTTTTGTGAGATCTTCTTTAGAAACTAGATTAGCTTCTACTACTGTTAAAAATTTTTCCAAATCAAATGGTGTTCCATCTACATTTAATGCTCTTCTCTTACCACCATAATAAGGAAGATTAATAAATTGTCCTGGTTTTAAGTTCCCTGTTTCCTCGTCCGTTGTTAGTTCGGTTTGTTTAGGAAAGACTTCACAGTCTGGTTTTAATTTAAATAATGGTAATAGATTACTTAAGAAAGATTTAACTGCTTTTGCATCTGTAAAGTGATCCATAAATAAACATAAATGCAATCCACCACTTTTAGATTCAACAGGTATTAAAGGTAATTGATAATTTTGTATTACGTCTATAAAAAATTTTTTATTAAAGTCATCATAATCTTTAGGGTCAACATCAATAACCCCAAATCTTACTTCTTTATTCTCATTACAAGGTTGAATTCCGATTGATAAATTACCCTTAATGTGAGCTTCATATATTTTATCAGTTAAGGGTTCATAATTCCATCTGTATACTGGCTTCTTCTTTCCGCTTTCTGGGTCTACAAATGCCTTCGGATCATCGAAGTCAGCTAGACCATACGCTGCCCTATAGCCATCAAAATATTTTATATATCTTTTATCCATAACTTGTAGTGTGGGCCACTCAGTCTCCCTCCTGGCCCACATTGTGCACTCATTCTCTTAGAGAATTAGATAATGCTTTGATCCTTTGGTTTATCTTCGCCGTGTTTCGCTTTGACAGCACCTTTAGAGATACTTTCAGAAAACGATTTAGCTTGCTGATAAAGTTGTTGATCAGTTATGGGTCCAACCTTACTTACTTCCCAACCAAACCAAGTGCCTTTATCATTTGACATTTGGGTTGTTTTTAGTCTGTAAATATGGCTAAAAGATGCCGGTGTAAATAAACCGTTTTGACCTTTTAGTTTTATTCCCGACATCATTGAATTCCATTTTCTACTAATTTTTAATTGAGTAGATTTCATAGATATCAATGCAGTCGATGGACTATCGCCTGTGATGATCACAAAATGTGATGCAGTCTTTTCAATATAATTACCATTAGGTAATCTATCTTTATAGTTTGCATCTGGTTTTGTTTTAGACATAATATCAGATGAAGAATCATAGATTGCAACTGGTGCTCCTGGTCCTTCTCCTCTGTCTTTCCATTCGATGTATTCAAGTTTATAAAATGCAGGAATGACATCTATGCCTTTCACTCCATCATATAACTCTCCAGAGACAGAATTGAAAATCATTCCTGGCTCTGCACCTTCGACATACTTACCATCACGTTTATTAAC